CCGCCTTCTTGCGCTTCGATGTCTTCTGTGGTCAGATAAGCGCTATTGATCCGGTGCAGGATCTTGAATGTGCGCGCCATCGAATTGTGCAGCCGCCCGTGAATCGAGCTGAACACAACCATGCCCTGTTCGATGAGCGCCATCGTGGTGCCGACCGGCTGATTGGGATTCTGGTCGGACAACTTCTCGAATGACGTTTGAACGACGCCTTTGCCGGCATCAACAAGGAAACCAAGCAAAGAGAACAGAGTGGGCGAAGGGCCACCGAACGGCAGCGGCATTGCCAACTTGCGCACGTCGTCTACTAATGCGCCACCTTCGAGTTCAACCACTTCAGTCGGTTGCACGTTGATGGTCTGACCGCCAGGACCACCCTTCAGCTTGAGCAGCGTGGGGATGTTCTGGATGTGAGCGCTATCCATCAGAGCGCGTAGCGCTCCAGTTGCCGCACCACTGAGACCGCCAATTAGATGAGTCAGGCCGATCGGATACGCGCCGCGCCAAGGGATGAATGGGAACTCAACGATCCAATCCAATTCCCTGCGCATGTCGTCTTCTGGTTCCCAGTTACGATACAGCGCAACAGCATTGCTGGTGGTCTTGTCGATGCTGATGATGTAAGGCTCGACGCCGTCGCCGAAGTCCAGATTGGTGTAAATCTCGAAGATGGTGCGCAGACCGTCTTCATTGTATGTTGTTTCCTTGCGCCCTTCGATCTTGTCGTTGGCCTTGGACGCCTTGCTGAACTCGGGGTCCATCGGCGAGCTGAGGTCAACATCGATATACATACCAGCCTTGACGCGACGCTGGTATTCCATCTTGGTGATGTATTGGACGTGTGTCTTGCGTTCAGCGGTGTAGAAGTTGGTTGCCGCGAATGGCAAGTAAACATCGTCGATCGGCACAAATTCAGCGGTCGGGCGATGGTATTGCGAATTCCACATCAACTTCAAGTATTGACCGCCGCCCAACGGCAACTGTGTGCTCAGCTGTTCGAGTTCAGCGCGGAACTCTGGCATCTGCTCTGTGAGCTGCCAGTTCATGAATTCCGTTTTGCGCTGCGCTTTTTCTTGCTTTTCTTTGTCAGTTTCGCCGTGAATCTTGGCTTTTACAGGGCCGCCAGGAGGGAACACCTCCTTCATGAAGCGAGCGCTGAAGTCTACGCAAGCCTCGACCAGCATCGGATGCACGACCTTGTTCGCGCCAGAGAATTGCGCGCCGCCAGGAGCGTCATCACCCAGACCGGTGCGGCGCAGACCTTCTTCGTATTGCTTGTCGCGTTTCTCGCGTGCGTCCTTGTCCTTGCTGACTTTGTCCAGCAGGTCGGTGACGGCTTCTTCAAGCAGTTCTTGATCTACATCGTCAACGATGTTGGCGAAATGCTCTTTGTTGATCTTTTCGTCGGCTTCGTTTTCGAAGCGAATGACCGCGCCGCCGTCTTCGGTGTCTTCTACCTCTGGCTGTTGATCTTCGAACTCGACGACTTCGCCTTCTTGGTCTTCATTCATTTCAGCCATGGTGTTCCTCGTAGAACTTGTTTACGACAGCATCAATTGCTGAAGGGTCGAATTCTGCACCAACTTTGCCGCCTTGGGCATACGGCACTTGGACTCTGACCTGTCTGCCACGACCTTCTGGCATATTTCTGCCAGCGTACAAACGCAAAGCCATATATGGATTCAATTCAATTGGATTGAATACTTCGGGTTGAGCAATGTAATCAGACATTTTAAGCACGTCTTCGGTTGTTTTTCCCCCAGACGCCGGCGGCTTTTGCAGCCTATTAAAGTCATAGGTGTCTTCTACAACGTATTTCTTAGTGGCAGGGTCCAATCTGTAATTGAATTGGCCAAGAGTCGTGCGAAGAGACTCATAGGGATTTTTGCCAGCCTCTAAAACTCCCTTGTTACCGCTGACTTGATTTGTGTTCATAAAAGAACCGTAGTCATCATACTGAATGCTTCCCTTGCTTCCACCCTTGCTTGAAATCATTGCGTTCAATGCACGCAGCTCAGGCTGACTGAAAAATTTCTCGGTGATCGGCGCTCTGTTTTTGTCAACGAATGTGTCTAAAAACACCCGTTGGTTTGCCGGCAAAGAAGCTCTGTCGCGCGTGCCGCCATAAGCACTCAAGGCGAATTCAACAATTTTGTCTGCCGCTTTCGACGGCAACCCAGCAATCATGTCGCCGAATGACTCAAGATTTTCTTTGACTGAAGCGCCGCCGCCCTCAGAGAACAGTTCTTGCTGCCCGCTGGATTGCGGTTGAGACTCGTACTGGCGCATCTTTTGTTCCAACCAACGGTCGTAAGACATGGGCTCAGCGCCCTGTTGCATCTCGTGAAGATATGCGTCTTCGAATTTGCCGCGTTCGCGCAATTCCTGCAAGCGTTTCATCACTTTCTCGCGGCCTGGAGACATCTCTTTCATGCCGAGGTCGAGAGCCTTCTGGCCGTACTTCTCCATCAATGAGCGTAACAATCCACCACCGGCCATGTTCACTGCTCCTCCTTGTGCGAATGGGTTGTCGTCGTATAGGTCGCCGTTGTATGGGTCGCCGTCGTAAAGATTGTCCGCGGCAGAACCTTCGTTTTTTTTGCGGTTGAGAAAGTCAGCCAAAGCCTGTGCGTCTTCGTTGCGCATGATGCCGTGTTTCGGGACGGTCAAACCGTTCGTAGCCAATTCTTCAAGGTCTTGCGGAGACAAATTGTTGGTTCTGTATCTCATGTTAGACATGCCAGCGTTGTGCGCGTCTCGTACAGAATGGAACGGTTGTGATGCTATAAAATCATGAACGAAAGGTTTTGCCTCGTCTGAAACCTCGCCGTTGTTGTCACCTTTTATTTGGTTTACAACGGACGGTTCTTCGTCTAGTTTCGGCAAACCAGTTTCTTCCGCGAACATGTTGTAGCGTTCTATTTTGTCTTTCGGCAATTTGTCTAGTTGTTTTCGCAAACTGTGTTCGCCGACCCATTCATGGTATGCAACTACCGTTTGATCATCCAAAAATGAAAGAGGATCAGTTAATTTGTTCACCTCAATGGTCGCATGAGGGTTGCCATCTTTGTCGCGCAGACTGAAAATGCGGCTGTTGCCGCAAAGAACAGACTCGCCATATTGTCCGACGCAGTGGTTGAGTTGTTCGCCTTCATAACGCAGGGCTTCATCCACGATCGGCTGATTGTGGTGGCGCAACGCGGCTAGGTGCGCCCCTTCCGGCGTGTCATGCATCATGCCGTACACCGCCGGTTGATTTTTGGGGTCTACATAAAAATATTTGGTTGCACCGTCGTTCGGATAAGTGAATGACTCTATCCTGTAACCTTTGGGAAGCGGCGCGCTCGGGTCGATCTCAGGCGCTGCGATCTCGACCCAGTGCATGCCTTGTTCATTTAGCTCTCCGCTGTAAGGCACGGCGCCATACTTTTTAACTTGCTTGACAGATTCATTGTTGGCCATGCGTCGTCTTTCAGCAACGCGCAAACCTTCTTTGTGGCTATTGATTTTGTCGACCAGCGCTGCTGCTTGCGGCACACTGAGCTTGTCCAGCTTTTCAGGGTTGAGGCGCAAATTTTCTGGCAGATCACTATGCGGCATCATCGATTCTTGCAAAGCCTTCAGCATGCCGTTGAATTGCAACCCTTCATTGTTAACGCCATAGATCGGCGTGCTGGGGTCTACTTTTGCCAACCAAGGATTGTGTTTCAGGAGATAGCCGTGGTTGATAGACGCCAAATGGCCAGCGGTTGAGTGGGTAGAAGCCTCATCCGTCAGCGTTTCAAATTGTTTGGCTAGGTAACTGGAACGCCTCGCTTCTTGCGGAAAACCTTCCTGCTCCCAACGCTGATGAGCCATGCCAGATTTTGGGAAGCCAGCTTCTTGTCTTTTTTCTTCTAGCTCAATCCGCGACCATGGGCTAACTTCATCTAGATGTTGTTCACTCAAATAGCTGCCGGTAAGGCGATTTATGAATTCACGTTCTTCACGCAACTGACGGATGCGCGCTTGCGAACGCGTCATCATCTCCGGCGTGAAGTCGCGTCTAGCCATTTCGGCTTCCATGTCCGCTGTGGCTTTTGCAATTTGTGCGTCTTTCTCAGCCAGAGCCTTGTTACGCGTGGCGCCGAAATTTTCGATTTGTAGACGCAAAGGGTCTTCCGGCGTGGCCATCTCATTGCGGACATAGTTGCCTAGTTTTTTATTGGCCCAACTGGCGAGGCGTTGTGTCGGTGAATTGCCTGACGCCAACTGCTCAAATTCTTTTAACTTGTGTTCCTTCATCCACGACCAAAAATTGTCCCCGTGGACATCATTTGAACGACGAACAGAATCGAAAAAATTATCATAATCTTCCAGCAAGCCTGGATATTCATTTCTAATGAAAGCAGATTGGCGGCTGGTGAGCACTTCATCTTCAGGATGACGCTCGAACGGTCTGATGTTGTTAGCGGCTAGCAATTCATTGGTCATGCTCGACAGGTAATTGCCGCCTTTGGGTTTTACGGCGTACTGAATATTGCCGCGCTTTTCCATACGCTGACGCAACGGCTCGTAAGCCGATTCCGGCGTGCGACGCGCCTGTTCTGCTGCGCGCTCGATCTTCTTGACCCCAGCACCTGAATATTTGTCGATCAGATCCATGAGCGATTTGGCGACAGTCTTGACAACACCGCCAACGCCGTAGCCAGGAAGCCTCTGTCCTGGACCGCTGAGCA